GGCGTGGCCGGAGAGCAGACAACGGCGGTTCGGTTCGTGGCGGTCAATTCCCTTGGATCCTGGGGGAATGATCCGGTGCGGCCTGATCTGGCGATGTGTTCCGCGCGTCTGTCTGTCGTTGCACATCAGAACAAAATGGAGGTTTAAGAGATGGATGTAAAACTTGGACTGGGACGAGCTACCGGAATGTTTTACCATGCCCCTGCCGGAACGGCACTTCCGACACATCCGGGCGAAACACTTGCTACGGCTTGGAAAGAGGTTGGCAACGTGTCCGCTGACGGCATCACGCTGGCTACTGACAAATCTACAGAGTCACTTAGAAACTGGGCAAATGTCATTAAGCGCGTCATCATGACGGAGCACACGGAGACGATCCAGTCCCCGATCATGGACACGACAGAAGAGGCGCTCAAAACTGTTGTTGGAGCTGAGAACGTCACCACGACAGCGGCAACGCAGGAACACGGTTCCCTTGTCAACGTCAATCTTTCCGCCGGCAACCTTCCGGCAGAAGAAGCGTTCCTGTGGGTCATGAAGGACGGCGATGCTATGATTTGCATCGGCTGTTCCAAAGGTCAGGTTATGGCGGTCGAGAACGTCAGCTTTGCACCTGGCGGCGCGATTGTTTGGACACCGACAGTCACAGCGCTTGACGATGGCTTCCAGATGATCATTGACGAAGGCGACGCAGCCTAATTTTGCAACGAAAAGGGAAAAGGGAGGGGCAAAACATGGCAGAATTCACACTTAGAGAAAGACCGAAGAAAACCTTAAAGGTTAATATCGGTGACGAATCTTTTGAAATTCCTTTGGCGGGATCCTTAACGCCGGAAGAAGCTGCACCGCTTGACACACAGGCGGGCACCATCGAGTTCTTCCAGAAGTACTTATCCGAAGAGGTCAAACACATCCTTGTTATTGACGACTACAACGAACTGACCAAAGCGTGGATCAAGGCTTCGAAGGTTTCCGGGGGTAAATCCGCGGGGGAATAATAAGCCTTGCGAAATCCGTAATGGAGCACCGCGAGGCGATCCAACATGACCTACTGGTTGAAACTGGCCATGAACTTGCAGACGTGGGGCGCGTTCTTTCGTGGGACGCGCTTTCCGCGTTTCTGCACCACATCAAGCCGGAATCAGCCGTGGCAAGAGAAATCAATCCGGAACTGTCGCAATGGACCAGCACGACAAAGACCAATGCGATTCTTGCGGATATTTACGACATATTGGCCGCGATCAACGCCAATTTGATGGCGATCGGCAGCGGGAAGAGGGCGCGAAAGCCTAAACCATACCCGCGGCCTAACAGCGGCAAAGAGAAAGAAGACAACAAACAGCATTTCGGCAGCGGGGCACTTCCGCCGGATGAGCTGCGGAAATGGTTTGAAGAGAAGAGGGCAAGATATGCCAGAAGTAGCACAGGCCACAATAACAGTAACACCAGTCCTTAAGGGCGCACAGCAGGCACTGACCAACGACATGACCGCGGCGGCGGGTGTTGCCGGTGCAAAATCGGGTGCAGTTGCCGGCACATCTATGACGGCGGCAATGGGCGCGAAAATGTCCAAAGCCGGCGGCGCTCTCACAAAGGGCGTGACGCTTCCGCTTGCGGCAATCGGTGCGGCGTCTGTTTCTGCATGGAAAGATGTTGATGTCGGATTAGACACCATTGTTGTTAAAACAGGGGCATCAGGTGACGCGCTGGAAGAAATGGGCGGGATCCTGAACAACCTGGCAACGTCGATTCCGACGGATTTCGAGACAGCCGGCGCGGCGATCGGTGAGGTCAACACGCGTTTCCAGCTGACAGGGGATGAACTGGAAACACTTTCCGCGCAGTTCATCAAATTCGCGGCGATCAATAACCAGGACGTTTCCGGGTCTGTCGATTCGGTTAGTTCCATGCTTGCGGCGTTCGGGCTTTCCGCGGAAGATGCCGGCACCATGCTTGACGCTCTGAACACAGTAGGGCAGAAGACCGGCGTTGACGTCGGAGCACTGGCAGACATGACGGCAGCCAATGCGGCACAGTTCCAGGAAATGGGATTGTCAGCGGAAGAGGCGGCGGCGTTCCTTGGTTCCGCATCGATGGCAGGACTTGACACATCAACTGCAATGATGGGTCTTAAGACCGCCATGAAGAACGCCACGAAGGACGGCATTTCACTTGATCAGGCATTGGCCGGATTTTCCGCCACAATGCAAAGTGACGCTTCGGATGCTGACAAGCTGGCGGCTGCTTATGAACTGTTCGGCACAAGAGGCGGCGCGGCGATTGAAAACGCGGTTGCCAACGGGACGTTAAGTCTAGACGATTTTTCCCTTACACTTGGCGAATTCCAGGGATCTGTTTCGGAGACATTCGAAGGAACGTTGGATCCGATGGATTCCTTCACGACAACATTAAATGAATTAAAGCTTGCCGGCGCGCAGATCGTGGAGTCTGCCGGTCCGGCATTAGCTGACATTTTGGGCACCATTGCGGATGTTGTTTCTGAAGCGGCTGACGCTTGGAACGGACTTTCGCCGGAAATGCAGGAAACCATCATCAAGATTGCGGCGCTGGCAGCTGCTGCAGGTCCGCTTCTTTCGATCGGCGGCAAGATCATTGGCGGCGTTTCCAGTATCAGCAACGGTCTTGGTGGTCTGATCGGAAACATTGGCGGTGTCGGTGGCGCGGCTTCGGCGGCTTCGGCACCTGTTGCGGGTGCAGCCAGTTCGTTTGGCACGTTCGCTGGTCAGGCGTTGCAGCTGATCGCGGCGGCGGCGGCTCTTCTGATCGCTGCGTTTGCCATCAAGATTCTTGTTGATGCGGCAATTCAGATTGCGGCAGCAGGATGGCCGGCAATCGCTGTTCTGGGCGGCATGATCGTTGCAATCGGCGGGTTAATGGCTGTTGCGGCGGCTTGCGGTCCCGCACTCACAGCGGGCGCGGTCGGAATTGGTGTTTTCGGCGCGGCAGTCCTTGCGATCGGCGGCGGCATTGCCCTTGCAACAACAGGCGTTGCCACACTGGTTAATGCGGTGTCTAATCTGGTTGCTGTTATCAGTTCCAACGCGCCTGGAATCATTAGCATTGTTAATGCGATTGGAACACAAGTCAGCGGCACTGTCACATCGATCGCGGAAGGCATTGCCACGATCATTGACGCGATCAGCGGCGGACTGCAGGGCGTTCTTGATTCGGTCGCGGGAATCTTCGACAGTATCGGAAACGCTGCGTTAAATGCCGGAACTGGTTTTGAAAAACTGGCAAATGCTGTGATCCGGCTGACCAACGAAACAGGGATTAGTGATCTGGCTTCGACAATGGCCACGGTGGCAGCAGGCGTTACTTCTGTTAATTCGGCTGCCAGCAGTGCCGGAAGCGCTGCAACCGGTATTAACAACCTGGGCAAATCCTTGACGCAGCTTTCCACAGGTGCGGCGGCATCGGCTAAGGGCATGGAAGCGTTCGGATCCACCAGCAAAGGCGCTATTGCCAGCATCGGAAACGCGATCCAGGGCGCACAGCTCGCACAGAACATGGCAAACGCGATGGACAACACCATCAGGGCGGCAAGGTACGGAATTTCCGCACTTCAGAGCATGTTCCACGGCACGCGGTTTAGTTTCAATGAGCATATTGCGGTGCCGCATTTTTCCATGTCTGGATCATTTAACGCTGAAAAGAAAACAGTTCCGACAGTCACCACACGATGGTACGCAAAAGCGGCGGAATACGGCGCGATCTTTGACAGGCCGGCTGTAATCGGTGTTGGTGATGCTTCACAGCCGGAACTGCTGATCGGGACGGATACACTGCAGAACCTTGTTGGAAATCGCGGCGTGACGAACTACATCACTGTTAACGGCGCTGAGAATCCAGAACAGTGGGCGAACAGATTCGCGCGCCAGATGAAGTTAGAAATGAGGATGGCTTAAATGGCAAAGACAAGAAAGCCGGCGGGGTTAAGCATTGCCCGCGAGAACACCAAATTCACGATTTCGTGGAAAGTGATCGATGCCGATTATAACGGCGGCTTCATTTGCGAATACCGCACCAACTTAACGAAGAAATGGACGAGCCTGTCACGGCTTGGAGATTCGGCAACCAGTATTACTTTTAATCTGCCGAAAACGAACTATTTCCCGAACACTAACAAGATGTTGCGGACCCTGTATACAAGATGCAGGGCAAAGCGGGCAACCAGTAACGGAACCAGCTATGATTGGTCGGATTGGTCGATTTACAACATTGAGTTCCTGAAGCTTGGCCGGCCGTCTGTCTCTCAAACACTGGATGAAAGCAACGTCACAACGTTCGGTTTTGAACAGGTCGTTAGCGAGACAGACAGACGCATCTACACGCGGATCCAGTACCAGTCAATTCTGGTCCGCGCAAGCACCGTAACAGATGGCGCCAAACTTAAATGGACCAGCACGGCGGACGGATGGCGTACCGGGACATATACCAGTCCTACAGGATCTGTCAGAGTTACAGAAGACTCTTCCGCATTGATACGCGATTCTTACACGCGCTGGATCCGATTCAGGGCACAGGGGCCGTTTGGCAATTCAGAGTGGCGTTATGCTAAGCACGTTTACGCGCGGCCCTACAATCCATTTATTAAGTCAGCTAAAGTCACCATTGCCAATGGTGTTTCAACCATCTTAGCCAAATGGGGAGCTGCTGCAAATGCGGCTCATCCAATCGATCAGGCTGCCATCCAGTGGGCAATTGACACGCCTGTTGCTGATCAGGCATGCCCGGCGGGCGCGACATTCGAAACGGCCTTGACACTGGCCGACACTACCGGCGAGGACGCGGCACAGTTCCCGATCGACGACGTGCCCGGCATCGATGAATGCTTGTGGCTTCGTGTCATGGTGAAGCATGATGCCAACATCAAATACAGCGAGGTTTTAAAAGCCTACACCGGCAAGTTGGCAGCGCCTTCCGGTCTTGTGGTCACATCCAATCCGGATACCTACATGGTGACGGTCACGGCCAACAACAATTCAGACGTGCCGGACGCGGACCTTGCTGTTGTTTATCGATCCACATCGGAAGAGGAAAGCAATTTCGTCGTTGCGAGGATCCCGCACGGGTCTAGCTCCGTGACCTTCCAGGCTCCGAACTGGTCGGCACAGTCAGGCGTTTCGTTCGGTGTCTATGCATTCCAGGGAGATTGGAACGTCAAACAGCGCCCGGACGGCGTGGAAGTCTACACCATTCTTGCCAACATGCTTTCAGACATCATCTGGGATGGCGGAAGCGTTCCGGTTGAACCTTCGGGCGTTTCGGCGGTCATATCCGAAGACATCAGCGGCGAGGTGATTATCACTTGGGATTGGGCTTGGTCAGAAGCGAACATGGCGTGCCTGAGCTGGTCGCAGAACCCTAACGCCTGGGAAAGCACCGACGAGCCGGAAGAATACGAAGTGACCAGAATAAGCGCGGCACGGTGGCGGATCAGTGGTCTGGAAACGGGCGTGACCTGGTATTTCCGGGTACGTCTTGCAGTCTCTTCCGACGATGGCACCACATACGGCCCTTATTGCGCGCCGATCGCTGTAGACCTTTCTTCCGCACCTGATATTCCTTCACTGGCGGTTTCCAGTGCTGTAATCACAGAAGGCGCGAGCTTCACGGCGTCGTGGGTCTATGTTAGCACGGATAACACGGCACAGGCCGCGGCGGAAATCTGTGAGGCGTCTGTCGATAATTCAAGCCTTACGGATCCCGAAACGCAGCCGACGGCGGTTACTTACGGCGACATTATCGGGCACACGACAACGGGCCAGAATCTGACCTTAACGCCGGCTTGGCAGAACGGCTCAACGCACTATGTTTGCGTTCGCGTCACATCGGCCAGCGGCAAGGTGTCGGCGTGGTCTGACCCTGTGCCGGTCAGCGTGGCGGAACCGCTTGTTTGTACGATCGCGTCAACCAATCTGGAAGAAGTCACGCTTGATGACGGAGCGGGCGGAACAAGAACGGTGCTGGCACTAAAAGCAATGCCGTTCACCGCGACGATCACAGGAGCCGGAACAGGCGGGACCACAACATTAATCATTGAGCGCGCGGCGGAATACCGCATGGACCGCCCGGACGGAGAAACGCGCATCGGTAACGACGGCGAGACGATCGCAATCTTTACCGAAATGGGAGAAGAAGCCATCACGATCGACACGGCGGATCTGATCGGGCTTCTGGATGACGGCGCACAATACCGCATCATTGCCACGGTTCAGGACGGACTAGGCCAGAGTGCGGAACAGACGCTGGAATTTGAAGTGCACTGGACGCACCAGGCAGAGATCCCGACGGCGACAGTGACCATTAAC